CTTTTTGATGTGATAGTGTAATATGCCATGCTGTGTGAATCCATTGAGTCTTACTTGACCTTTTAGTATTTCCCAAACTAATTGTTTGCTCCAGTCATCTGCGGTTAATTGATTAATCTTTGGCTTCATGTGAGTTATCTTAGGTCCGTACCAACCTATAAAACTTTCTTCTCCCATGAACTCAATTGCAACAGCATAAGCAAGGTCCGTGTTTACAGGTTCGTCCTTGGCGTACAATAAACTGTTTTGTACACTACTCCAGTTGTTCATTAAATTACGGACTGTAGTAAAAAAGTTTTTTGCAAGCGGACTAACACGCCAGTAGGTAATGGCATTGTACACATCTGGCAATCGATTTGCATCAATGATTTTTCTATAGTGTCTACTGGTTGCAGACTCGTTGTGAAAGTTGTTACATCCTGTGCTTACATACACATCATAATGTCTAAACAGTGTCCACCATTGTTCAAAGGGTGCAGTAAGTATCATGTCTGCTTCTAACTTTACTGTCTCGTGGAACGGACTATTAGCGTAAACTTGATAATCATTTAGGTACCCGCCTAAATCCTCAACCACACTAACATAGTCAAATAGTGGATCTTTAATGTTTTCACTGGTTAACAAACATATTTTAACATCATTGTGATAACAACGCAAACTTTTAGCAAGTGTACGGGCACACTCAACATAGTCTACATCTGCTGTATTGAATGCAGGAATAATATATCCTCTGTCTTCATTGTAAGTCAAGCAGTTTCTCCAAATTACGTTTGCCCATAATATGCAGGTCTTGGTCTTGAACGGTTATACGTTTAGGTTTGTGTTCTTCATTTTCGTACACTGTATAACCTAGTGTCCATTTATTGTTTTCTAATTCTATATCACAACTGTCAGGTACATTTATTAGTGGCCACGGAATAGCACAATCAGGATATTCTCCTCCGTTAACTAATAATAGTGCCATGCTTAGTGCATAATCATTTCTAAATGGTTTGCGAGTAAATTGAAATAAATTTGCATAATGACCATAGTTGTCTTGTATCATTTTCCATGCATCAAAAACATCTTGCGAAAATTCACTGCGATCAAATACACAAACAGTTGCCCACCACATGGGTGTTTTTAGTATGCCAAATGTTTCTACTTTACTTGATGTTTCATTTATATACATTCGATTATTATGCGCATAAAAGTGTCCATCTGCATGCAAAAGTGATTTTAAACAATCACTTGCTATCCAATAATCAGCATCTATTAATAGTGTACGTTCGTAAGGACTATCCTGTAATGCATTACACCGTCCGCTGTTACGCAGGCGACTGGGTTTTCACAATCTGCCCATGCACGGTTTCCTGTTACTGTGCTACTGCCTGATACAATCGTTGACGGTAAGCCAATATATTGTTCTACCCGTCGAGCACATTCTTGAGCAATTTTTGTGTATGCTATATCGCCATCTGTTGCGTAGATTAATGCGCCTGTACTCATCTTTCTCGCTTGATACTTTCAAGTTCAGCATGCCATGCGTTCATTTGTTCTTGCCAGCGTTGCAGAGCAAGAGTTTTTAATTCTTCAGCATCTACTTGTATAGGATTATTGTGTGTATCCATTAGCACAGGCTGTTGATGGCTGTTAGCGATGCACAAATTACACTGTGTAACTAGTGCAGGGTCAGCATACCACATACCGCCACTATAAGCAAATAACATTTTTGCAGTATATTTTTCCTGTAGGACAAGTTTTGCCTGATTGTGATCAAAGCGTTTGCGAATTCTTTGTGATAGTTTATCTGTATCCATAGTCATCTCTTTAGTATACAGAATAATTAGTCAAAAATAAAGGCCCCGGAGGACCTTTATAGTAGATTTGATAGTTTTTAACTACTTAGCGTCCACGTAGCCGCGTTCATAGACGGTGTACCCCAAGTGCTTGTTAAGTAAGTTGTACTCGGAGGACGAACTACTGTTGTCATAGTTAATGTACCATCAACAACGTCAAGTGCATCACCTGTACCAGCCGCTGGTGCAATAGTATCTACAGCATCATCTTGTAATGTTACTGCAAATGTTATTACTGCTCCGCTCACGCTAGCATCGATTTTAATATAGTTTGCAGTGTAAGGTGCGGTATCTGCATACTGTTTGAAAATTTCAGTTGCTGAGCCTGTGTAGTCTAGCGCACCGGTACCAGTTGCTAGTGTATCGGCTGTACCGCCGCCACCGATTTTTGTGGTACCAGTGTATGCAACACTATCAATAGTTTTACTAGCAGCCGATCCAGTGACAACGATAGTACCAGTTTTTGTTAGTAGGTCTGCCCATTCTTGAGATTTGTCATCACTACCGCCTGTTAAACTGAAGCTCATGCGGATCATACCGCCTGCATTAAAGAAGAAACGCAGTTGTTCTGCGCTACCAAATGTAACTGTTTTACTTGTAGTTGCACTTACGTCCCAAGTACTACTTGTAGTTGTGGAACCGTTTGTAGTGATGTCAGTGCCACTTGCCGCAGCATCAAGACGATTGTTATACAAATTCGTGACGTTTGTACTTAGTGCCGCATACGCTTCAATTGTATCACCTGCACTTGGATTAGTAATCGAAGTAATTGTCGTACCTTGGTGATTACTTAATGTTGTACATCTTGTTAATAATGATGACCATTGTGTTGCAGTAATAGTTGATCCTGCACTGACTGCGCTGATAGGACTGCTTTGTCCATATCCTTTGTCTCCGGTTCCTGTACCCCATACAGAGTTTACATTTGCAGTGTCATTGTCTCCTGTTCCTGCAGCATTACCAGTAGCGAAGATGTTATAATCGTCGTCTAATATTACTGACCCGCTTGAATATGCCATTTAGTTTCCTTAATTAGATATTTTTACAATAGCTTCAACAGTACCTTCGCCTGCTGTTGTTTTACTTTCCAGTGATCTTCCAATCACATTGAAAGCTGTTACTTCATTTGCGCTAGCAGCTCTAGCAAAACCATTGCCAGCACTAACTAGTCTATCTCCTTTGTTTACTGTTCCTAGAACCATCACAGGTACACGTCCAGTCATAGCAACTGCTGGATGCGTATCGTCGTCTCCAGCAGCTCCATTCATAAGATAAGCCGCTCGATTACTGATAACACCAAAAACGTTATCTGTAAGTTCATCAACGGCTTTGGTAATTTCTGCAACACCACCTATTTCTACAACTGTACCAGCCGGGTACGCTGTATCTGTAGCAAATCTTTCTGCTAAATCGGCGTACTGTGCGCTTGTTGCCTTTGCGTGAACAACATTAAATGCGTTCGACGAGCTACCAATATTACCAACTCCGTCAACACCAGTTTTGGTAATTGCACTTGTAGTCAATCCGTTTGTAAAGGTAATTACACCGTCAGATGTATCAGCAACATCACTTCTCAAATAACTGGTTGAGTTTTCGCCACCTAGTTTATCTGAATCTGTTGCAGTGCCGTGTAATTTTGCACTAGATACGCTAGTACTGATATTCAATCCTGGGCTGATTGTAGCAAATCCTGCAATAGCACTTGCCGGCGTAAATGTAGCATCTGGACTCCATATACCAACAATTGTATTACCTGAATACATCTGTAAAATAGTATGCGATCCGCCGAATGTATCAGTTACTGTAGTAGCAACTGCACCACTTTGTCCTTGTCCGCTTGTAAAACTTGGTCCAATAGTTGTAAAACCAGTACCATTATAAAGTTTTAATTGTTCGTTTGTAGTATCCCACCACAAATCGCCAGTTATTTGGTTTGTTGGAGCAGAAGCACTAGCTGTAGCGGCGCCAATGGTCTTAAAAATTGAACCATTGTAAACTTTTAAAACATTACTTGTTGAATCCCACCATAGCTGTCCTTCTAAAGGTGCGCTAGGTGCTGAGGATTTTGCTCCGCTTTCCAAAAGTTTTATAAAGTTCTCATTCAAGAACTCGCCATAACCCGCATAGTTTTTACCAACTAGCGTTAGGCTTGATCCTGTATTAATGGTTCCGTCTGCGACTGTTGCAAAGATCGAACCATCTGTTTTATTAATGGTATATGCCATTTGTTTCTACTCCAATTATAGTGTATTTACCAAATCTTAATATATCTATATTTATGTTGAACTCAAGTTAGTTAAAGTTTGAATTCGAACTGTATAATCAATTTGTATTTGTCTGTTTAAACTCTTTTGTACTGGGTGAAAAATTACATGTGTAATCAATCTTAAATCTTCTGAACTTCCGTTCCAAGTTTTAAGTCCAAGTTCGTCAAATACAAAATCCCCGTTAAAATCTGTGCTGTTATCGTATACGCTTTGTCCACTTGGCTCTCCGTAATCTAGCAAACAACTAACAAGAATATCTGTGTAAACATTACCTGCTGTATGTAACACTGTTAATTTATTTCTGCTAGGATCAAGGTTAGCAGAACTGGTATCGTCTACTACTTTATTATAAGTAGGATTGTACAAGTCTGCATTTTGCCCAGTGGTATTTGGCGGCAAGTAAGTGATTACTCCAGTAGGATCCACACTGCTTCCGCCGTTGCCAAAGCTCATTTGAAAAATCTGCCCAATGGTTTTGTTCGACAAACTGTTAGCAATGCTTTCACTGATATTTTCATAGTGAATAGCATTACGCTTATCAACAATAACTTCGTTGGTATTAGGATCGAATATTTTGATATGACCGCTAATCGCCAACGAACCGTTCTCATCTGGCTTTTTGGTATTTTGATTTTTCACTGTTTTCTCTTTTATATTTTGTACTTTAGAATTCATAAACTATTTATCCGTATTAAATCTCGCCTCTTATGAACCTAGCTGCATCAGTGCTTTGATACTCGAGGCCATCAAGTGTACTACCGTCTGCATAGACATCGTAGAACCATACTGCTTTGTTAACAAATATCTCTATCTCTACTCTGTCTCCGTCAGCAATTGGATCATCCAATTCAATTTGTACAACTGGATCTAGCTGTGTAACTGTATACTCAGTATTGGTTAATAAAGTACCGCCTACTTTTACATACACTGCTTCTTCAATTTCTGTACTATCAAGACTTGTACCAATTGTGACACCAGTTGCTGTAAATGTATCAGTTGATCCATCCCCGGTGAATATAAACTTGTGAGAATCTTTTGTAATTTGGTAATCATCTGGCAGTTGTTCTGTGGTGCTACTGCTGTAAACATAGTCGCCTTCTGAATGCGATGCTATTGCTGTTCCGCTTACACCCCGACGTAATCCTGACAATGTATTGTCAGTGGTATTTCTTGTTCTATAAAGGATACGTTCGCCATTAATAGTAATAACTCCAAATACCCCATCGCTTAGATTTGGTTCAGGCAATTTGCTTGCGTCGTCTACATAAATGGTATCATCAGTAACTGACAAATCTTGCGTTAGTTCAGCTGTAACACTGTCTAGTATCCGATAGATCTTTTGATTTTCTCGCATGTCTTGGAAGATTCTAAACTCAAGAGCAACAGGTGTGTCCGACGAATAGTCCGGGTTGAACTCTCTTTCTAGTTGAGTGATTGTAAGCTGTAGCGTGTCAAACAAACTACTTGGTACCAACTCCTCTGGAGCATGAGAACTATATGTGTCTACAAAGGCTCCTCCTTCTACATTTACGTCCGTTGATCTTGTTCCCAGATATGTATCTGTAAATGAACTATTGTAAATTGTGTCAATGTATGTGTCACTGATTCTACTAGATCCTTCCGGTAAGTCACCATCTGCTGGATCGCCATATGGCACAGTATCAAAATTACCCACATCAAATCCGGGATCTTCGTTGAAGTTTGGTCCTTTAACTTGTACACCAGGATAATCTATTCCTGTGATAAGTTGCTGTAATTCTCTACCTGGATCATTTACATCCGGTTGGTACAAACCTATAATACGATCTACACCTGATAATGTGTCTTGGTCCACTTCTTCAAAGTAGCTTGGTTCAAATGTATCTGTAATAATTGCAGAACTGTCCTGTAATTCAACAGCGGTGTAAACTTTGTTGTTGTACTTGACAAGATCGCCCGGTTCATAGAAAGTATTTGCTGTCCAATTTACAACATTTGTGCTGTATTCGTATCTGTCAAACTTCAGTGTAGTATTGAAGCTTCTTGCTAAACGTTGTGTAAGAACTGCAATAGCTCTTGCGCCAGTACCGTTTCCGCCTTCAAATACAATAGTTGGTGTTGTAGTGTATCCTTCGCCTTCGTCTACAACATCAATGGCAATAACATTTCCAGCTGTGTTGATTCTTGCAACCAGCTCAGCATCTCTTGTCGCAGTGCCTGATACTGTGACTGTTGGAGGCACAGTATATCCACTTCCGCTGTTTGTAACAGTAACACTGGCAACACCTAGTTTATAATTTTCAAACCACTGGCTGTAAGGTATAGTATCCCATAACGGATCTGTGCTAGGTATATGACTTTCGAGTGCTGTGGTTACTGTGGCATAATCTGTATCATCTAACACAGGACTTATAAATTTACTATAGGTGTTACTGTAGAAAGCTGGCAGATCAAAATCACTTAAGGTACCTGCAAAGGTATCCAGTCCTTCGTAGCGCAATTTAAATTCTTTTATCTTAACATGATAAGGCTTTACTTCTTCAATGTAGTCTTGTACAAAATCTTGATTATCTCTGCGGTAAACGCTAAATGGCTCAAGATCTCGTATCTTGTGGTCAACATCAACTAGACTTGTTTTAATCAACCAGTCTGGTGCCTTGCTTTCTGTTAAGATGTATTCAAACAGCAAAATCAAAAGTTCGTTGCGATAAGATAATAAATCGCCGACAAAGATTTCTTCATTGAGTGCTTTGATAATTTGTCTAGTTTCAGTTGACGGGTTTTGGTCAAAACGCTGATTGTCAAACACCTCGGCACCAAACCCATATGACCCAACTGTGAGATCCCAAATTTCATTGCTAACAGCAATAGTGCTATTTTCTGCAACAACTCTCATCCATTCGCCGCTTACATACTGGTAAATTTCAAATTTGCCAAAACTATTACTTGTAACTTTAACACTGTCACCTTCGTTTACATTGGTTACTGTTTGCAAATTACTTTGATTATCTACTTCAGCAATTGGTTTAATTGCTGTGTTGTATCCTGGACGTACCCAATCAATGTAGCTCCAATAATCACTGGTATCATATGTTTGTACTCGTGATAATAGTAAACTGTTGTCACTTTGTTTTGTATAAATTGTCCACAATCCGCCTTCGTTTTCGTCTGACTTAACCAGGTAACGATATCCTTCGTCGACAATATCCAAATTTTGATATGTTAATTCGGCATAAGTGTCCACAGACTTGTTCCATTGCCCGCTTACACTATTAGGCATTGCTTCTTTACTGTTTAGTAAAGCAAAGCTCTTGCTTTCCGCCACAGGATGCATTGCCAGAATAGCATTTGCTTTTGTGAGGTAATTTTTAAGAGCTTCAAATCTGTCTTTGAACATGCTTTGTCTAGGTCTAAACTCAACACCATATTTGTTTGCAATACTAAGTGCTACATCAGGCACTGGATTACCAAGTGTATCGTTGCCCGAGAAGCTGTCTAACAACTTGCGATATAAGTTGTCGCTTAAGAAACTATCAGCTTTACCATCGCCAATTAAATCATACTCAACGTGAACATTGTCTTGATTCTTTTCTTTGTCGTACTCAATGTGCAAAACTGAATCATTGGCAATAATTTTGTCACGACAGTTATACAATGCTACATCACTTGTTCCGATTGCTGCAACATATGATACTCCACTGCTTCTAGGATTGTCAATGTATTGGGTGATAGCTGTTGTGCTTAAAGTTTTGTTTTTTGCACTTGCAATTGTGTCTATGCCTTTTACCCAGAAATAATATTTGCTAACAAAAACCCCTGTTGTATCTAGTGTGCTTTGTATAACAAATGATTGTGTGCTATGAACTGTGCCTGGGCCTGTATACTCTGCAGGAGGCACTGAACTTTCCGTCCACTGATATATATCAACACTACTTCCTGGGAACTGCTGTCCCCATCTTCTTGATTTATAGGCTAGATCATCTTGATGATAATCAATAAATCGAACAGTGCTTATATCCCACCAAATTTCGCCAACGTGTACATCTCTCCAGAATTGCCCGTTGTTGTTTTCGTTACCAACATTGTACTGAGCTGGATCTAATCCAGTTATATAATCAATGTTTTGTCTTGCAACACCTAGAATCTTTCCTTGTATAGGATCAACATAATCAATATAATCGATTACTTGATTGCTTGTTTTATTGTAAACAAACACACTATTCAATAATTCTACATCAACAATATCTTGCTGTTCGTATTCTGTTGCCCATGCTCTGCCTCTTTTTTCATTAAAGTATAGAGATGCTTGCCCAAAGTTTCCGACACTGTCCCCTAGATCATCTTGCGGTGTTCCGATTAATAATAGGCCGTTATAGTAACTCAATGATGCACCAAATCTATCCAATCCGAAAATATCCAAATTGTAAACTTGTTGCCCAAACACAAACTTGCCCGGATTATCTACACTAGAGTTTGTACTTGACAAATAATCGTAAGTGTAAACCACACCTGTTTTTTCTAATGTGGTTTGTATTTCAGTGCTTCCGCCATCAAATGATGTTGAATTGTCGTCAAACGTTGTTGCTCTTATAGCAGATGCATCCGGTGCTCCAACAAACAAAGTGTTTACACCATTGCTGATGTCGTTGATTAAAGACGTACCGAAGTGCCCGTTTTCAGATGCAACAGGAGGATGAATAGTCTGCGTATATCCAAGAACTTGTATTCCTAAATCCGTATAAGCAGATCCTGCACCAGGCATTACTTGAAGTTTTGTAAATACATCTCCTGCGTCAACATCCACTAGATCTAATTTTAAATAACCATTGCTTGCACTTGCAGTTATATTTGGTAAATTTGCATTGTTAATATCGTCCACAGTTTCTGCAAGAGACGTTCCAGTTAGTACCACTTCGTAGTTGTTTATTCTAATACTATGCCCAACAGTAGGAGTTGGATTTTGCACAGTTCCTGTTATTGTACCGTAAACCCTTGCATTGTTTGTCCAACGATCTACGCTTCCTGATTCTTTTACAATTGTACTGTCGTTGATATTACTGATATACAATGTGCAATTTGTTGAACATTGTTCTAGTTCAGTACCAAAGTTTAAATTCACTTCAGCAGTTTGCGGTGCAACTCTTTGGAACATCTTGAATGCATTGGTTTCAATTTCAACAATGTCACCAACACTTAAATCTTCTGAGATAGAAACAGTATCATTTTCCCAAGTGTATTCACCGCCAAAATTAGTTCCGTCATCTAGTTTTAAGAATCTACCATTGAGTTTTACAGTAGGTGTACCGTAAACTGTTTCTGTTGAATCTGTGCTGGTAAAGTCAGTGAATTCGCCGTCGTGGTCATTATCTTGTATCTGATATTTTAAGACGCTACGATCAATTGCAACCACAGTACCGGTATTATCTTTTCCGCTAACAGTATCGTTAGGTGCGCCAACCATTAGCTGTCTGCCATCAGTTGTTGTTGCAATAGAAGTACCAAATCTGGTGTTATGGTCTTTTGCATCTCCTGTGATATCAAAATATGTAAATGAGTCTACAAGTTGCCAATAAGAGTCAGATCTAATTAGAATATCACCTGTTACTCCCGAAGGATATTCAGTTGAACTGAAGGATAGAATCTTTGTAGATTCGTTATATGTGTAATCGATAAACGGACGCTGTATTACATCGTCAACGAATACAGAAAATGCGTATATGTTGTTGGCTTTTGCTATTGTATAAACGTTGTTTAACTCTAGCTCTGCAATATTGGTTGCTTCGTAAAACAAACTTTGTTTTCGAGTTACTCGAATTGCATCTCCAGCATTTGGGATTGTACTAAATGACACTTCGCCATCGGCATACGCCCAGTCGCTATCGTCTTGCGCACGATTGTTTATCAAAACGCTTAACTGATCTTTGCCAATTCCATTATCAGTACTGTCGTCATCAACTTTTACTGCGTTGCTAATATCAAATTCATTGGTACTACCGTCGCCTACAAAGTCAATGCTTTGTTGCTCTGTTTCAAACTTGTTGTAAGCATATACCTTATCATCTCCGGGGGCACCGATGTACATCCAACGCTCATCATTGCTGATTGCAACACTATATCCGAATTCCCCAGTTGCAGCTAGTGCTCCATCCGTGGTCAAACATTGTCTAATAAGATATTGTCCTGTAGATCTGCTTCTGTTAATTATAAAAGCATATCCGCGATCAGTGTCACTTTCTGGTGCACCAGAAACAGCATATTCTGTGCCGCCTATGTCAAGGGAAGTCCCAAATCCTACTATGCCGGTGGTGTCTGGTCCTAGTAAACTTACTTGTTCAAAGGATGTAATACCGTCTTTATTATAGGTATATACTCCTCCTTTGCCACTGTCGTAACCTGGGGCACCGACTATTGCGCCAAAACCATCTATTCCTATTGCCACCGAGGTGCCGTATAGCATATCTACCGACTTGCTATCGTCTGGTTCTAGGTGATATTCAAACGCATAAGGACTTGTTTTTTTGTAAACATTCCACTTATCGCTACCGTTGTTATCACTCCATACTCTACTTCCGGGAACAATTGTATTAGCAATGTTCAAGTCAAGGATATCGCTAGATTGTTCAACTCGCACACTAGACAATACTAACCCTATGCCACTTTCGGTAATTGATGTAGTTTCACCTGGTAAACTTAATGCAATTGTTGCTGTGGTTATACTTGGCACATTCGCAACTTCATATGCACCATCTACTAGTATGTCAAAATATTTTATAATTATTTTGTCGCCAGCACTTAAACTATGGATGCCGTCAAACTGCACAGTGGATGTGCCATTTAAATTATCAGTGACCTGTGTAACTCTCGGAGCAATTAGATTTGCTCTGTAAATATTCCAATCGTAAGTGTTTGATTTAGCTACCCATATGTTTGTACCAAGAGCTAGTAGTTCTATGTTGTTTATAATTGCAGATAGATCGTTAAAATCAAACACCTTGATTTCAACATCGTCAAAGTTAACGTATCCTGCATCAGGCAAGATTTTATCTGGTTTGCCTAAAGTATAGGTAGGTAAAATGTTAGTGTCTGTAACTTTAACACTTTCTTTATAGATATCCTCTATCAAAATAGTTTGATCAGCAGTGCTGCTTGCTGACCCGTTTGTATCAACTACGCTAACTGTGCTTGGGTTCGCATACAGATTTTCGTCTTTGAGATTCAATTCAATAAAGTTTCTGTTCGCAGTTGCACCATAACTTGCTCGTTTAATAGCCCAGTTTTCTGTAATGTTATACTCAGCAACTTCTTTGTTGAGATTTGCTAAACTAAAAATTTCTGCACTTGCTAGAGTACCTTTTGACCCTAAGAATTGTTTGTATAAATTAACCTGACTTATATCGTCTAGATTAAGATTTTGCATGTATTGTCTTGGGCGGAATCCAATTAGACCAAACCCAAGGAGGTCTCCGTCTCTTTCCAAATTTGCAGAATTTAAACTATAGTTGTCTTTCAACAGATCGGCTTTGGTTGCAAGATTAGGTAATAATCCTTTTTGTATTTTATTGTAGTCGCTCTTAATCCAATCATTGAAATCGAACTCTGCCTTAGGCGGAATAATTTCAGATGCGCTCCAATAAGCATTTTTATACAGTACAATCTCACCTTTGCTGTAGCTTTGATCTGGTTCCCATTGTTGCACATTGTCTTGATTGAGTATAAAACCTTGTGCATCAAGAGTACCGTTCCAATCGAATGTCTTGTAACCGTTAATCAAAAGTCTGTTTTGTCTAGCACCGGTACCCGGATTATAAATCAAATCATTGAAAATACTGGTGTTATCAAGAACAACAATATGTTCATATGCTGTAAATCTAGCAGTTAACAAGTTAAAATTATTGTTACTCAATGCACGAAGCGTTAAATCATTTTCGATACGTTCAACCACATAATCAGTATCATTAATAGCTTGCTTGTTCTGATCTAGCATTATGTTATCTAGACCCGGCGCAATCAAACTTTCAGCTACTGCTGAGTCTTTAGATATTTTAACAATATTAGCACCAGGATTAAGATTAATCAAACTACCTGTCACCCAATTTGCATCTGCCCAGTAAACAAATTCTTGGGCCATTTGCTTCCAGTCAACAACAATGTTGTTTTCAATATTATCAAATGTCATGCCCTGATTTTCTAGTAGTTTTCCGTAACTTACCAAGAAATCAACAACAGAGCTTTTGCTTGTAAAAGTATATCCGTATGGTATTCTTACTACAGTGTCACGGAAATCACTTGATATTCTATAGTCGTCTCCGCCTACATTAAAAGTCGAATAACGCCCATTAGGAATACTGCTTAGAGTTTCAAAGTATGGATTAAGTGTGCTGTATCCAAATATTGTATACCCGTTGTCGGCTTTTTGAATAATCACACCACTGTAAGATACTTCTTCAAATGCTGGATTTTTATACAACAGCATTTGATAACTTTCATCAGGTATTAGAAGACTGTTGTTTAGACTATCCGGAGAACTTTTTTCTGAAAAGATTTTCAGGTATTGCTTATCGCTATATCCAGCCATTCTGTAACTGAGTCTTACATCTATGTTATCCAAACGATCTTCTAACAATGTTGTGCTATCTACGCCTAGGAGTCTGTTATAATCGATTATCCAATTCATGTAACTGTTTGTAATAGTTTCATTGCCGTATACATTTACAGTATTTGGTTGTAATCTACTACGATTGTCGACTAGGAATTGTTCGAAATCGGTGTTATACTTGTATGAAATTCTATCTGCAAACAATGAAAAATATTTTGCTGGCTTTGTTAATGCTAATAATCTTTGTAGAGCAAACTGATAATGGCTACTACGTCTCCATGCAGTCTCAACCGGTCCTTCATCACCTATTACCCAACTCTTTGCAAAACTATTAGAATCATAGTTGCCCACAATTGTATCTCTAGGCGAAAGTAAATTTCCTTCACTATCAACTGGAATAATTCTTAACAAATCCGGACGAGCATAATCTGCTAGTGTTCTTGGGTTATCTGGATCTGCAAGATAACCATCACGCAGGTCTTCCCATAGAACTAAATTACCTGATGTATAAGGAGCAACACCATATTTGTTATCCCACCAGCTCGGTTTTTCTGTTAAGCCTAGCATTTCCCATGGGTGACTATGAGGACGGTCCGTGTCATAATAATATCTGTAGATTGCTCTCCATCCACCTAACAAAACTTCTCCAGTGAGTTTACTGGTACTGCTTGTATAGTTCCACGTAAACGGATTGTTTGCATCATATGTTTGTTCGTTATATGGTAATTTGTTTGTGCCTACCCAACGCAAGAAATCTTTGCTCAGTATTTCATTTATTTCTGTTAGACTGTATTCTGTTTCACGACTTGCTCCAGGCATAACGTCAACAACTTCCAGTGGCACTTGATATCTGTTATCTGTTTTGATGTTATTATAGATTCTTTTTTCAAATTCCAAAAGTAAATCATCTCTAAAATCATCATATGCTACAGTTATACTACCATCGTGTCCTCTGATTACATTTGTAGTTGTAGTATAAGTGTCGTCGGCAAACTTATTAGGTTCCCAAACTGGAGATAGTCCTAAACTTGCAGGAGAAGAAGGCACAAAACTGCCGTATGTTTGTCTAAACTCTCTAATCTTTAAGACGTCGCCATTGGTTAGTGTAATTTGATCTGTATTAATAGTAATTCTTGGGCCATCCGTTGCTACTGTGTATTCATGTGCATCGCCAAGTAATATTTCATCATTTAAGTATATCAAAATACCATTATAGCTTGCAGTAGTAAAATCGTAAGAATACAATGTATCAAACGTATCTGTTGTTATGTCAGACACAGTATATGTTGTTTCTTCGTAAGTTTTACCACTTGGTATTGAATCGGTCCAGTAAAATGGACTGTATTGGTTTTTACCAGCATTTAGTGTTTCTAATACAGTATCTAAAATAAAATCTGTAGTTTTACCTTGCCAGTCAGATTTAATTGCTTCATCTAACAAACGATTTTTAAATTTTTCATATTCGTTTGATGCAAAATCTAATGCATTAAACAAATCAAATCTACTATCATTGAGGAATGTGCCTAGCATAGTAAGTGGACTACTTTGTTGCAAAATTCCTCTACCGTATGGCACGGTGTTACCTAGATCTCTTAGATTATTTGCTCCATTGATCTTGCCATCAAAGTTATCAATATTTTGGCATATTGTGTTATAATGATTACGAATAGTGCCTAGTGTAAGTTCATTTTCGTTAGTGTTAGTACTATTGTTTTCCAAGTTACTTGGAACAGTGTAATGTCCTACTTGACTTACACTGTTACTCTGTACAGAGACTTCAACTAAGCTGTTTAGTTCTGGTGCATTTATAAAAGTTATTTGTGTTACATTGTTGCTGTTCGTAGAGTAAGTGTAATTTTCAGGTAATAAGAAAACTCCATTTACAAATACCTTTACTGCATTGTTTGCTGTGTTTGCTTCTACATCTAGTATTAAGTCATCGCCTGTGTAATCAAAACTAAATCTCTGCAAGGAAACAACTTCGTCACTGGATTTTTGCCAACCTAACAAAGTTGTATAGGTTGTTCTATCAGAATACTCTCTTGCATAACCAGTGTTAATTTTAACAGTTTCTCCAACTCCGGCGCCATTTACAAATGTAAATGTTTCTGTGTTTAAATAATTCTCAAAAACTATGTCGCCTACGTTATTGATATTTAGATACTTGAGTGGTTGTCCGATTACTGTATCATTTACACCAGTGCCTACTGCATATCCAAATAATTTGCTTCCAACAAAGCTAGAGCTAGGATACACAGAGTGATCTGAAAAACTATAGCCATTAATATCATACAAATCAAACAAGGGTGCTTGATTTAATTCTTCTTTGTACTGTGCTAGTTTCCATTCAACGCCGTCGTAATAATATGTTTTTCCGCCGTTATCAACACCACTGGTTATCAAAACAGATGAATTCACTGCAATACTAGGGTGCTCAATATTTGGAGCCTGCAAACTAATAACTGGCTCAGAGCTGTCATCGAATTCAACAAAGTTTACAGTATAAACTTTGTTTCGCACAGCAGGATCAGTGTCTTTTGCAAAAATTATTCTTGTGCCTTCTTCTAATGCCACACCGTCGACACTATAACCTGTTTCTCCGTTGATGTTGGTAAATGCATCAAGCTCTAGATTATCAATAATATCAACTGGGTCTATTGCTTGCGACCCAGAATTATATAAACTTAATCCTGCTCTAAACTCCAAGATTGGACGATTTGCTCTTTTTGTATTATCTAACACAGCCGTGGTATTATTATAACTAGCTGTGTCTGTAATTACATCAACATGGAACCATCTATTGTTTCTTGCCCAGGCATTTTTATCCGGGCTAGCACGGTTCATAATCATGTAGTCTTTATTTAGAGGTGCATTTTCTGAACCGTCCCAGCCTCCTTCGTCGAAACCTAGTGTGTCAAAAGGAGTTGATAGACTTTCAGCATAATCTTCGGGTGTAATAAAATCGTTAACAGGAAGAAGTTGTATACTTGTGCCTACCCCTTCGACATAATATTCATTTCCTGCATAACTTGTAGGTGTTACTCTTCCTTCGAACTGAACTTTAAGTCCGTTAGTAAACACTACCTCATTAGGGCTAGTGTATGAAACAGATCCTAATATATCGTTAATATCTAGTACATCACTGTCTTCTTGATCAACTAATTTTATAACGCCAAAGAAGTTATCATTTGTTCCGTCTTGATAGTATAAGACATCTAAACTTGCAGTGATTAACGGTACTTTTTCAAAATACTCTTCAGATGTTTTCCAAAACTGTGTACTAGCGTATGTTGTGCCATAATTGATTGTAAGTTTTGTTTGTGTATCAACTGTGCCAGTGCTTACCAATGTAAGGAAAGGATTTTCACCGTTGCTATCGTAAACATAAACTATTTTCCATGTTCCGTACTTTTCTGAATTGTCAGTGATAGTTCTAGTTTTATCATATTCTTCGCCGTCAAATCCTTGCACATTATCAAATTGTGTAGATTCTAACCAGCCGCCATCTTCGCCGGCTACTCGGGTAGTAAAAATAATAGTACGATCATCTAAATCTGTAATACCGTCAATACCGTCATGTTCCTCTAAGAATGCACTTAAGGATACATTATGGATTTGATTAAACTTTAAATCCGTAACAAGATCAACAGAACCTGCACTCGTCAACTCTAAAAAGAAATTTTGTGCTGTTCTTTCCGGCACATTAAATGTGATTGTACCGTTGTCTTCGCCATTGTTCACAACACCCAACACATCTCTACTGCTTTGATCATTGAATGATAATGTGCCATCTTTGCCCGGTGTTGTTTGAATGTAAAATGGATTGCCATTTTGATTTACATCAAACGTGTAACTTCCGTTACGAGCTAGTGTAATAGTTGGTAATGTCCCAGCTACATCGCTGAAAGTGTAACCAGTTGATGTTCTGCTAACTGTAAAGTCGTCTGTTACTAAAACTTCCGAAGCACTTACATCAACACTGTCCGGTCCGTCAGGTAGCCAATAGTATTGTCCAAAGTTTACAAATTTGTCAAAATCAACAAAAGGATCCCAGCTATAAAACTCGCTGTTAAACAGTCTGTCATGACGATCGACATTAGCACCCTTGATACGCAGTCTATCGATGTATCCTGGATAGGTTAAAACATCCGTTACAGCATTTTTATCATTTTCAAGAAAAACCAAACTTGGTTCAAATTGATAGTCTGTTCTCTGTTGAGTAGGTTCAATTACATATTGATCAGTGGATTCTACTCCAAGTCCTGTGCGTCTGCCTATATAACCTTGCGTGGGTCTAAGTTTTGGTTCTTGTACTAATTGGTCTAATGTACTGCTTAAGAACTGTTTGTTAGTCTCAGTTCTAAAAATTTCAGGTAGAAAATCAATTGTTCTTATTCTATTAGCCAATTATTGTACTCCACTGTTACTTGCTGTTCTTAATGTGCTACTTGTTAATGCATCTACAACTTCGATATCGTTAACACTTGCTGCGTTAACAAAAATTTCGTCTGCTTCGCTTCTTATTTCATATAGATCCCCGAAGCTCTTGAGAGGATCAACTGGCACTAATACAACACTGCTGATAATATCACCCAGTTGCTCGTGTAAGTACGCACTTAATTCCGAAAAATAAAATGTATCGCCGAAATCCCAATTGTCAATACTAAAGTAGATGTTCATGGAAGCAAGCGTTCTGCTTCTGATTTCACTGTTACTAACTGTGCTGTTTGCATTCTTAATAACTTTAATAATAGCTCTAAGATCAGCTTCGGCTTTGCTACCGAACAATGGTTTAAATCGTACACTGTTTAAAATAACATTGTCACTGATCATTTTATATTCGTTTATGCTTTCATAATCTGTGCTTAGTTCGTTAATAGTAGGTTGAACTGGTTCTGCTACAGTGTTTGTACTGTCGTTGATGTAGTTTTGATAGGCTGTGTAGTAACTGTTTGTCACCAAATAAATGTCAATGATATTGGTTGTGCCTGGGTCGATTCTTCTGCTTAGTGGCGCATTATGTCTATATTGAAAACTAAAGTCTTGTCTACCTGTGAACACAGAGTAACCCGATGCTTCACTGATAGTTCTTACGCCGTCGCTGTCAACTGACAACGAGTAAAACTCTTCATCAGTACTTGCATAAAACACTTGCCCGTCTGGGTATTCACTTTTTACTAATTCAATTGCTGCCAATGTAGCCAGGCTTGTAATCACATCACCCGATGCAAGTGGTGTGCTTCTTTCAAGATTGTCAAAGTCTGTTGTTTGCTGTAAGAATATCTTTTTGCTAGTAGAATTTGTGTCCGGTGCAATCAATGTTTCAAAGTAATCTGGATCGTCTGGAATTCCGTCATTGTCAAAATCACTGTAACTTACTCGTACTCGGAAATCATCCACAAAGCCGTCGCTTTCTGCTGGTTGCCCAATTATGTCTAATAGTACATCGCCATTAAGAGGACTACTCGAATCTGGTTTGTTGTTGGTTTTGAGAACGTTAACAAAATCATTTACTACTTCACCAGTTTTTGAGTCATAAACTTGTTGTGTGCCATCATAAAAGAAACGTGTTTGTTGTATGCTAGCAAAGAAGCGTTGTAAACTTCTTGATGTAACTGTATACGTTACACCATCGTTTGTAAATTTTACAAGCCAGCTATTGTCTCTTCCAGTGCCGTTAGTGTCTTTGGCATTTGTATTGCTAAATGTATTAGCTGAGTTTAGGTTAGCAGATGTAATTACATACCACTCTCCATCAACTTCGTCAAAGCCTATGCCAAACTCTTTATACAATTCTATTTGCTCAGTGATATCTGTTTCAAAGTCTACCGGCAAATCACTTATAAAAATTGGAATGACTTGTGTAGGTATTGCGTCGCTTGGAACAAAATTGTTTAATGTTACAGGCCCTGATCCATCTGACAAGTTACCTGCTCCAAAATTTGTTCCATTTAGATATAAATCAACCACTGTAGCCCAGATTACAAGTTTGTCATCTGGTAAAGTTGGTGTTCCTGTTTTTAATCTATTGTTTTTATCAAAATACTGACCAGACGGTGCTTCAAATTTAACTAATGCATCTTCGACGATAAACTGCGTGGTATCTGTGGTAGAAGATCCCACAGGAGCAGGATCTTCAGTACTGCTATTTTTGAAATATCCAGTAGTTTGGTTAGCCAAAGTTGTACTTTGTTCCCACTCTAACCCACTGATAGTTTGTCTATCAAAATTCTTGTAGTAGAATTCCAGCATGCCTCTTTCTGTAATAGCAGGCTCTAACTGATTTCTAATCACATTGTTAATGTCATTGGTGTCAACAAATGTAAAAGTAAAGTTCGGCAGTTTATTTTCTTCGTATAGTAGACCGTCACTGCCAAACACATTTGTTGAACTATACTTGCCTGTGATGTCAACTAGATCTAAGTATCTACTTGTACCTATACTGCTTCGATTAATTGCTTTACTCTTTATGATTGTCCCAAACAGAGTGTAAGGCATATTGTTATAATCTTCACCATTTACCATTCTATTTTGTGTATAAAATTTTGCAGGAGCTCTGTTCTTGATATCGTCTATGTTTTCTCTGTTATTAGCATTACTTACTGGTTGACTAAGTTGACAGGTGAATGTTATAGTTTCATTTCTGCCAGTTCTACTCACATAGGTAAAACTTAAACTAACATTTTGCATGTCTTGCGGATTGATAATGTAACGCAACCCGTTACTGCTTCTTACATAAGTTCTAAAATTACCAACTGGTATGTCACCAAACACACCGTCCCCAAAGCTGAGATCAATTTGATCATTAGCACGACTTCCTACACTAAAGAAAGTTCTCGAGTCGATGTCAGTTTGTGCGTTGCTAGCAGAATAAATGTTTTCTACCTTAGTCCACTCTCCTCCTACAGTGCCGTCAGAATTTAATTTGTAAAGCCACACGTCATCATTGTTAATGCCTTCGATATTAATATTAACCAATCTGTTTGCTACACGCTCTGTTAGTGTAAAGTTTTGTGCTTGCAAACTTCCTTGTTTAAAGAAAAAGAAAAATCCTGTGTTTGGACTAGCATAACCTTTGCTGTCGTTTCTATATAAAACATTGAATTCGCCATCTGGACGTGGATTCGGCTCATACACATAATCAGCGTCTTCTGTTGTTGCACTGATTGCTTCAAATGACATTTCTGTGTCATTTACAGTTGATGTAAAAGGTACAACCGGTAGTAAGCCTTCGATAAGATTCAATGTATATTCGTCTGTTTGTGTACCGAGAATACTCTTAGTAGCTCCTGGACGTCCAAATCGTTGGCTGTTTACTAAGGCTGCATTTATAATAACTGTAAACTGTTCAAGCCAGCCCGGGTTGACAGTATCATTCCAGTTCACAACAACATTGCTAAGATTGATACCGTTGTAATCTACAACATTTTCTGTTGTGCTAACACTAGTGACTTTGATATATCCTTTTGCACTTTGATTTCGCTTGGGTGTGTAACCAACAAGCTCTGCAAGACGTACCACACTGTCACGACGCTCAGCAGTATCAAGAAAATTTTCTCTTGTGTTTAAATCATTACGGAAACTAACGGCTTGACCCATAAAAGCCATCAAATCTAACAGTGCAACAAACTCACTGCTTTCGATATAATCGTTATAGCTTTCAGGGTAGTAAAGACGAATATAGTCTACGAAACTCTTTCTTAGAGTTTCAAAATCGTAGCTTTGAAAGTCTGCTTCTCTATAGGTTTCGTAGATTCGCTTCCAGTCTTCTACTCCAAAAATACTTGATTGTCTTGTTGTTTTAGCCATAATTACCTTCCGATAGAGTATTTATGGCAATCTTAATCTGGGTAGTTTATGTTTGAATGTAACTTACAGAATTTGCTTCTTGATCAAACAAAATAATTAGGTCTAGTGGGCCTATGCCTAACACTGTTTCAACTTGAACTTCGAGTAGTACACCGTTTTCCTGAGTGTAAACAATAACTTCTGTTACATTTACTCTAGGATCTTTTCCTATAACACGTTGTACTTCTTCTTCGATACGCGATACAACTTCTGTTGTCATTGGATCAAACACAAAATCCCAAAGAGATGTCCCGTTTTCAGGACGCATTATACTTTCGCCTTGGCGAATGCTCAAAGAATTTAGTATATCTCTCTTAATAAGATCTTGGTCAGTTAACGTGTACGTTTTGTACTGTCCGATTGTGTTATATCCAATAAAAGTTGCCATAACGTATTTATAAACTTTCTATTTGTGATTGTAAAGCATCTCGTTTTGCTTTAAGTGATTTATATTCACTGCTACGCAAGAAATCGGCAAACTTTTTACCTGGGTTATCATTGAGATATTTTGTTTTAGCTGCTGGTATTTCTACATTGGTTATATTATTAACCTGTTGTTCAAGTGCAAGTCTTCTAGGATCGTTTGGATCTCTTGTTCTTGCTGTACTTGCAGTTGCATAAGAAGGTTTGCTTACTTTTTTCTCAGTTATAATAGTTTCAGCAGCACTGTCAACTACAGTTCTGTTTACGGTACCTGTACTTGACGACACTGTTGAGTATCCTTTAACTTCCTCTGATAACTTTTGATTAACTAAACTAACACTATACTGCGAACTTCTAGCTGTTTTGTCTATGTCTTTGCCTAAACTAGTTGTTTCTTTACCATTTATCCAGTTCTTAGTTTCAGTTAGACCAAATTTACTAGTGGCTTCCACAAGAGGTGCAATGTTTTCTGGATCTTCACTGCCAGTTAATAATCCTTGTGATCTAAGGTCATTAAATGATGTAGTGTACAAATCAGTTTTAACAAAATCTTGAAGTGGTTCGTCTCCTAAGATACTTGTAAGATTGCTTACTCCATTTTTACCGCTCCACACAGTGGTGCTTTGTAGCACATTATCTAGAGTAGCTTTGCCGTCCTTTAAGAAAAATTCAGTTGTACCAGGCTTAAGATACCCGGCGTTTTCCAATTGTTCAGCACTAAGTCCGTATTTTCCTAAACCTAGTTCGTTGCTAATAACATTGTGGGCTTGATCAACATTAAGGTTTGCTTGTGCTAGCATGCCTGTTAAATGCTCAGGTTGCAGTGTTCCCAGTGATGCTTCAACTAATGGCTGTGTCTCAAAATTAGTGGATGTAATCTTTGTAAACTCTGTGTCTTGTATACTGTCTAGTTTTTCAGTTACAGCAGGCAAAGCTTCAGTGGTTGTGGTTCCAGCATAGTTCGTAACTTTACTTACACCTGTGTTGTGTGCAGGCCAGGGTTCATGTGTCGGCGCTCTCGAAACAATAGTTTCTATTTTGCTGTTTTCAACTTCCCAACCAACATTTTGTGTGAACTTGGTATCTGGTAATTTTTGTTTAGGTACTGGTGTAGTTTTAGGCACGCTAGGCGCTTTACCGCCATTCAGATCAATACAACCTGCACTTAGCACCATTGATCCACCACCGTCCCATGTTCCTGCTTTGGTGCTTTGCATGCTTAAAGTGCCATCGCTTTTTACGCCAATAAACTTGTCGCTGTGTGCAAGTAAACTTTCAGATGCGGTAATTTGCATTTGTTTGCCTTCGACATTAATTGTGCTATTGCTTACCAAGTTTACACTAGAGCCAAACATATTCAAAGTTCTGTCAGCATGGATATTAACATCACCACCGCGTATGTTAACACTGTTTGCAGCATACATGTCTATAGTGCCTTCAGCACCCAACTCCCACCATGTTTGTCCGTTGGCATGAGCAATGTACAGTGTGTCTCCACTGTCACTTAAAAGTATTTGATGTCCTTTTGCAGTGCGAATTCTGATTAGTTGATCGTCACCGTTGATGTCACCATCGTCCATTACAACACTGTGTCCGCCCTCCCGGCCGACCACTTTCATACTTTCAGCAGGTACACTGCCTGGATTATTTGCGTCTTGATTTAATCTAGATTGTAAAGTGTCAGCAGAATATCCTCCTTGATATATAGGTCTACCCGGTGTGCTGATACCAAACACTGTACTAGGACTTTCTCTATAGCTGTGCGATCCTATGCTTCCGCGAATAGGATCATTGAGTAATCCTTGCTGTAATAATGCAAATGCCTGAACTTGATGCACTGGTTTTGCACTATCAAAAAATCTAGGACTTTCCCTTAGAGATTTGTTATTATCGTTGAACTCTACAGCAGGCAATCTATTGCTGTTTGCAAAATAAGGAGTACTGGATCTATCTGTTTGTGTTATGTTACTTGTGCTTCCTATAGCAGGAACCATGTGGTGTGCATCTTCATTAACAACGGTTCCTAAATAATATCCTATGTTAGGATCTCCGTTTGCAAAAACAAAAAGCACTTTTGTCCCTACATCTGGTGGTGTAAACCACATACCATAGCTGTGTTTGTTTTGAGCGAAAGCGCCTTCGCCGGTTTCGCTTGAACTTCCGTTGGTACTACCAAAAAATGGGCTTACATAGCTTACCGGTGTCCATCCTGCAGGGTCGTTTTCGTCTGGACCGCTGAGAAATTCGTTGTAAACCATTAGTTTACCAGTGCGGGTAGTGTCTGTGTTATTTTTTACCAAACCAACAAACGGACCAGATTCTGCTGGTGCTCCACCTGCATCCAATTTATACCGCTTACTACGGCCTACACTTCTGTCAAAATTTTCTGCCATGCTATCTGTTTAGGTTAAAGTTTACCCTGTTACCTCTACTGTCAATTCTAAAGCCTGCATCGTCGTCATTGCCTCCAGGGACACTATCTACAAATTCAACTACTACGCCTTTGTTGGTTCTAACATCCGATGCTGACACACCTTCTCGCAATCCTGTAGATCTACGTTGCACAGGCCCAGTGTCGTTTGCATTTAAATCTGTATTACTTAACTGTTGTTCAGTTGTCTTAGCAGGTTTTACTTGATCATCTGGCGACGCATCTTTTGCTCCTGCAAAATCTCTATAGGTTCCTACTAGTCTTTGAGTAAAGGAACCGTCACTAAACATACTGGTCACAGTAATAGCATTAAAAACCAAACTCTCTTGTGCTACATTTGTATCTAATACTTGTCCATTGGCATGTATAGTTCTATTGTTTTCGTATACATTGCTTAAACCAGTGCTTAAATCATAGTCTTGCCCAGGGTTGAAACGTATTTCAAACAATACTTCCTGACTGTCATAGTTAACACCCCCGTCAGGCAAAAATGGTGATAAGCCAACAGATTTGTTGTATACTATTTCGCTTTGTTGTATCCAATCAGGATCGCCTACGATTTCGATTTCACTCCGTGCAACATCTCCTTCGTTGTAAAGTCTATCGCTCAAGTTTGCAGCAGGAAAAGTACTGTTACGTTCTCCTCCTTGCAGGCTTTGCCCAGGTGCTGAACTGTACGATTGTTGTACAGGAATACTACCATTTGGTGTATCGTCTCTAAGCCCATCATTGCCTATTACCGCATAATAGTTGCTGTTGACGTCGATTTCAAAATCCAGAACTTCTGTGTTTTGTCCTGTGAATATCCAGTTGTACAGTTTGTGTACTCCTCGGTATTGTGCTGCAGGAAAATGAGGACTTCTTGGAGTGTTGATTTGATACTTGTTTACAAAATAGGTTATCTTGTAAGCAAGTGTTTTTCTTTTCTTGTCATAACCAATTGGTTTAACCTGTGACTTCACTCTGTACCACTGAACGGTTGGCACTTTTGATTGCTGTGCTTTGTATTTGCCAGTTTTTTCATCAAAAATAAAGTTTTGTTGGCTGGTAATATAACTGCTGGTTCTTATAACCAAGTCTAGCAATTGTGCTATTTGTGTACCTGCTGGTACACTCCAACTTCGGTCTTTTTTGTTGTAGTTTAATTTGCTGTTTAAAAACTTTTGTGCTGCTTGTTGATTTGTTTGATTGCTGGCAGTTCCTTTATTTGCATTACCAGGTTTAAGTAACTCAGCATTTTTAATATCCGAATCTTGGAATACAATTTCATATTCGTCTGCTATTTCAATACTACCGTTGCTGACCAGTTTACGTTGATGCTTGTTAAGTGCTTGTGTTAGCCCATAAACAACTGTCCCTGTTGTGTTATTTTGCTTTGGTGCATTGCTTTCATCTGCTTGTGATTCAGCAAGCACTACGTTACCGTTGAACAACTGATCAACAGTACCTGCTGTGAGTTGCATGTTGAAAGGCACTTCCCCTCGCTGTGTGCTAAATGCTGTGTTTGTTCCTGTACAAGCGCCTTTGATATTATACTGTGTAAGTTTGGCACCAATTTTATATGTGAAATTGGTAATATTAAAAGGTATAAATTTTTCAACAACTGCTTCTGTATCAGTAGTTTGTGGTAGTCCAAGATCTGAGGCCGTTACAGGATTACCACTAGCATCATAACCGTAAAAACGTATCACCATCAAATAACCCTGAGCCATTGCATTAGAAGCAGTAGCCTCTTCTCCTAAATGGCTTATAACTGCATTATTCAATCTATTGAGAAATGTTATACCTTGCGGCTCTACCACTTCAAACTCCAAACTTACTGCGTTGTGAGGACTGCCAACACCCTGCGTTCCTACTACACTTTCTAATTTAAGATTTTCTATGTAGAAATCCACATTAAACCATTCGTTGCGTTCAGATTTGCTAGCGCCTCCACTTTGTATTAAAAGTTGTCTTGTTGGCACAATTTTTTCTTCTGCTTCTACAAATGCAGCAAACTCGTCTGGACTCATCAAGTACATGCTAAGACTGTAGGTCATACTACTAAGTCCGCTTAACAGGTTAGGTTTAGCAACAATAGGCTGTAAAAATTCTTTTGCTACTGTAGGTTTGGTACTACTGGTCGTTGAAGCAGTCGAAGAACGTACAAGATCAGGGTCTGTTGCATCATCAAAGGTAGTATTGCCGGCTGTTTTTGCTGTATCTCCTCCGCCTACAACTCCATCTCCGCCTACTGTAGACGTAGTTACATTGCTTTGATCGTCATCGTCTGTTTCGGCAACTCTAGCATTAGTAGAGGTATTAGTGTTTTCAGGTGCAGTTCTGACCCTGCCATTTTTGTCCTGAATTAAATTGCCTTGCCCTGGGCTTTGAACCTCAGCGCCTTCGGCATTTGCATCTTGTTCGTTTTTTACAATTTCTGGTGCGCTGTTTTTTGCTTGTGTTTGTTCTAACTGGTTACGTCGTTGTTGATTTTGATTAGCTTGCGATTCTATGCCATTTAATCTTTGTTGCATGTCAAGCAATGCATTTCCAGTTACATCAATAACGTTTTGCAATGATTCCTGCTGAGAAAGTGTTAGATCTGAGCTAGCTATTTCCTCGCTGAGAGCATTAAGTTGATCAATGCTAGCATCAATTTGTCTGTTTATAGCATCCGCTCTGCTGTCAATGTTATCCGGCGGTCCACTAACAGCTCCCCGAGATACTTCGCTGTTGAGTAGAGTGATTTGATTGCTCAGCGAAAATGAAAGGTTGCGTATCCTATCGTAACGGGCAGAATATTCATTAAAGGTAGCCACTGGTTAGAATCCTAATACTGTTTTTAAAACATCTTTTTTAGGAAGATAGATGCTGGTTCCTTTCTTGAAATCCATTAACGGGTCTGCTATAGTATTTGGATTGCGTTGTGCAAATACCCACCATAAACTACTAGTGCCATACAAATCAAACGCCAACAGGTCTGGACGTAGATTGTAGGTTTCGTTAATTGTAAACTTGACGTCATCTGCGTATTTAGGTATGCTTCTGTTTACCATTACTCCAAGATACTCACCCCCCACAATGGGTGTTTGTGCATACGGGCTGGTTGCACTGTAGTTACCGGCCATTACCAGAAGCCTCCTTTGATTAATTTACCATTTGCATAGTCACGAAGACTAAATCCTTCGCTGACCTGTAGTCTGTTTTGTACCGGCAACAATGATATTGTAATTTCCATTTTTGTAGGCACATAACTAGCATCGTCACTGCCTAATGTTACCGGCCTTGACGTTTTAAAAGGCTCGCTATCAACAGCATTAGATAAATTGCTGTTTAACAATCTGTTTGTACTACTGCTCCACGATGCACCATTTGTAAATTGATTTCTCAAATCGCTTTGTAAACTGCCTGGTGGAATTTGTCCAACTTTTGCTCTAATGTAATCAACATCATCTGGCAAAATATAATTAAATTGTGTTATAACACACGGTGCTTCGTTAAATTGATAATCTCCTAGCCCACTAAAGAATAGTAACGGAGGAGGACTTCCTCGTTCTTTGTCTTGTCCGTAAAACATTTTGCTTGCGCTTTTTAAGAAATGTATCACTGCTAGCATATAGTTTGCTTCTTGAGTGTCTTGGGCTGTAAATGCTCCTGTAACAAGAACTTCTGTTACACGACTACCTTTGTAAAAATAATGTTGATAGTTGCTATGCGTAGGGTGATAAGGGTTGTATTCTGCAGAGTACATTGTTTGAATACTCGGAGTATAAGGGAATACAATACCGTCAGTTGCTCGCAATGGTTCTAACAAACCAGGATTGGACGATTTATAAAAATTTTGAGATCCGCTGCCTAGTCTTAGTTTGACACGCCAGTCGCCTGGTCTGTCGCCTCTTGTTTGTTTTACTATGCTTTGTTGACGTAGTCTTTGTAGGGCTGCATTGTTAGCTTGTGCCGGCTCTTCAGGCAAAGTCACCGGCTCTACAGGGTCGTCTGCATCATCGATTTCAATTTGTTGCACTGGTGCTGGTGCAGTCTTTACTGGACCTACAGCTTGGCCAGCATTAGCTCTTCGAGTAGTTTCTGCTTCTAAAATATCGTAATTTGCTTGTAGTGTTGCTCTCGCTTGTTGATTTGCTGGTGTATTACGTTGCCTAGTTGGCAAAGCATCAATAGTGTTAATTGCTTGATATGTACTGTTTAATAAACTGCTTAGTTCTGCTTGACTGTACTGACGCACAGTGTTTAGATCAAGACTACTGGCATTAATAGTATCTTGCCCTACCTGTTGGGTAATACTATCACGACGAATTACAGTTTCTGGCACAGTATCGGTTACATCTGCACCTGTAGCAAAAGGATCTTGGTCTACTACGTCAGCAGCATTTGGAGTTTGGTTATTAGGAACATATCTTCCTAATGCTGTTTTCATTTCAACAATTTCAGCTCTAACATTTACTAAACTGGTTTCTAATGCAGTAATCGCATTTTTTGTGTTGTCGTATAGTTGTGTTTCAGTAGGAGACAAAGTAGTACCTTTGTTTACTTTGTTTTCTAAAGGCGCCAGGACACTTTTCTGGTTTCCCAGTGCTCGTTGTATACTTCTTCTTTGTTTTTCTAGTGCTTGTAATTCTTGCTGGCTTGCCACGCTATTCTCCTATGTGTTATTTATGGCTTCTAAAAACGGCTAACTTAATGATTGACAAACCTACTCAAACCAGTATAATAAGTACATCCTATGGAGAAAATAATGGCAGAAGTCAAAAAACCAAAAAAAGTAAACTATCTCAACAACCGAGATATTCTTAAAGAAATTCATAAAAGCAAGAACACCTATTGTTCTTATCGCGATCCTATTTCGGATCATCAGTATGATATTATTGTACCTAGTGTTGACAAGATCAATCAACGTAGCATTGCAGAAGCAAGACGCAACCAAGCAGATAGACACAAAAGAGAAACAGGTGAAGTAATAGATCCTAAAAAAATTGCTAACACAGATTTAGTATTTCGTGTTGAGTGCTGGGAGCATATCCCCAAGGTGCCAAAAAAACTAACAAAAGCGCAGGAAAAGAAAAAGTCAAAGCTGGAAGAATTGTTAGAAATGGATGATGTAGACGAAAATGATGATGGTTTACAGGAACTTATAGAAGATGTCAAACAAGACCTCAACTATATCAAATTACCATTTCCTCCGTTTTATCACTATAGAATTGACGAAAATAAAAAACCGTATCTAGTAGGCAAGAGTCACTGGAGAGGCAGTCTAGAAGACGGAGAGTTTTGCAAAGATCATGGCATGATGACCAACAAACTAGCACACATGTTTATTAAACTGTGTGAACGTTATGCTACTCGCAGTAACTGGCGAGGCTATACTTACAACGACGAAATGCGTGGACAAGCACTGCTACAACTTAGTCAAATTGGTTTGCAATTCAACGAAGCAAAGAGTCAAAATCCGTTTGCATACTATACCGCGGCTATTACAAACAGTTTCACCCGAGTACTTAACTTGGAAAAGAAAAATCAAAACATCCGCGACGATATATTAGAGCAAAACGGACTCAATCCAAGTTATACACGTCAGTTTAAAAATTCACGCGAAGCTAATACACTAGCTGAGTATGCAGAACACGGATTACCACCTGAAGAGTCATAATATGAGCAACTTATTCAAACGTGCTATTGCGTTTACAGATATACATTTTGGATTAAAATCAAACAGTGCTTTGCATAACCAAGACTGTTTGGAGTTTGTGGATTGGGTAATACAACTAGCCAAAGAGCAAAACTGCGAAACTTGTTTGTTTTTAGGTGACTGGCACCATCAACGTGCCAGTATTAACCTAAATACACTGCACCAAAGTTTAGAAGCACTGGAAAAACTCAATGCTGCGTTTGATGTTGTACACTTCATTCCAGGTAATCACGACTTATACTATCGTGACAAGCGAGATGTTACAGGTGTAACCTGGGCAAAGCATTTACCTAATATTAACATCTGCAATGACTGGTTTGTAGAAGGCGACGCTGTGATTGCTCCTTGGTTAGTAGGAGATGACCACAAGCGTCTTTCAAAACTGTCAGGCAAATACATGTTTGGTCACTTTGAACTTCCGCATTTCAAGATGAATGCTATGGTTGAAATGCCCGATCATGGTGAGGTTAAGATAAACGACTTTGGACACTTTGAAAAAGTGTTTTCTGGACATTTTCATTTACGACAGAATAAAGGCAATGTTCACTACATTGGTAATGCTTTTCCACACAACTTTTCAGATGCTGGCGATGCAGATCGAGGTGCTATGATACTGGAGTGGGGCAATGAGCCCGAATATCATGCATGGCCCGATCAACCGTTGTATAATGTACTTGACTTGAGTACTGTGATCGACCATGCAGACAGTATACTCAAGCCAAAAATGCATGTTCGTGTAAACTTGGATATTGATATCAGTTATGAAGAAGCAAACTTTATCAAAGAAAAGTTTGTTAAAGATTATAATCTTAGAGAAATGGCACTTATTCCAAACAAACGAAGTGCGCTCGAAGATGATGCACAGCCAGGAGAACTAGTGTTCGAAAGTGTAGATCAAATTGTAGTTGATCAAATCACAAACATCGACAGTGAATTTTATGATAACAAGCTATTGCTGGAAATTTACAATAATCTATGACCATAACTTCAAATATACCTGTGCCAGTTTATCAGTTGTTGCAAAAAAAGTACAATATTCTTGGAGAAATTTCTTTCGATCAATGCGATTATGATTTTGACTTACTCAAGAATGTCCTAAGCCAACTGAAAAAAACTGAGTATGATATCAACGACAAAATTATTGTTGATCATATGGATACTGACTTTTATTTTGATGAGTGTGCTGTGGGTGTATATTTGAGAAACTTTTTTACCGTTGCAGAAATGCTGGACATTCCAAACTTTGTATTTTTATTTTATACTAATCATTTTGGACTCGAGCAGGAACTCTTGCAACTTTGCAAAGATGCTAACGATCAACCAATGGTTATTGAATCTTTCATTGACCGACTACACTATAGTCCACGTGGTTACCTGGATACTGAGTTGAACTTAGATGCAATTACCCATCCTGCTCTTTGCATGATTAACATTCAACGGTCTCATCGCAATGCAATGTATCATGTTGTTAAAAGCATACGCAATGAGAAGGTTATGAAATCGTTTACTGTGGACAGAGATGCTTAACATTCTAAACATTACACCAAAGACTCGGATCAATGATCACTGGGTTACAGATGATTCTATAAATGCGACACCGCCGGCATGTAAAAATTTTAAGCATCCAATGATTACCGGCGAACCTAACGACTTTGATACTCGTTACCAAGCAGACTTTTACAAATATATTGCCGTTGACATCGTGGTAGAAACTGTTGTAAACTATCCATATGCGTATGTCTCAGAGAAAACGTTAAGATCGTTTGCTTGTAAAAGAATGTTTATAGTACTAGGAGCTGCTGGTACTTTAGAACTTTTACATTCAAAAGGGTTCTATACATTCAACGATTTTATCGACGAATCATATGACCAGATTAAAGATCCAATGCAAAGATTCAAAGCAGTAGAAAAAGAAATCAAACGAATATGCGACTTATCATTGGAAGATATTAAAAGTTACATGGAAAAAAATTATGAAAAATTTGATCACAATTTTAAAACTTTATGTAACCTACAGGAAGTAGAATTGCAACAAATTGCAAGAGATCACAATATAACATTATGATTGAAATAAAAGACCTTACAGTTAAAAACTTTATGAGTGTGGGTAACGCTACACAAGCCATTAACTTTGATAGACAAGACCTTACACTTGTATTAGGCGAAAACTTAGACTTAGGTGGTGACGGTAGTCGCAACGGCACCGGCAAAACCACTATTATCAATGCACTTAGTTATGCTTTATTTGGCGAAGCACTTACACGAATTCGCAAAGATAACTTAATTAACAAAACCAACAGCAAAAACATGTTGGTTAGTTTGGAGTTTAGTATTAATGGACAAGAGTATCGCATCGAACGCGGCCGTAAACCTAACATTCTAAAGTTTTATATTGATAATCACGAACAAGAAGCCACAGACGAAAGTCAGGGCGACAGTCGAGAAACACAACAAGCAATTGAAAAATTGTTCGGCATGAGTCACAATATGTTTAAACATGTACTGGCACTCAACACATACACCGAGCCGTTTTTGAGCATGAGACAAAACGATCAACGTGCTATCATTGAACAGTTACTGGGCATTACGCTTCTCAGCGAACGTGCAGATACTATCAAAGAACAAATGAAACAAACCAAGGATGCGCAAAAAGAAGAAGAAATGCGTATCCGTGCAGTGCAAGAAGCAAATACTCGCATTGAAGATCAAATCAAAAGTCTAGAAAATCGCCGCGGGCTTTGGCTAAAGAAACAAGCAGAAGATATTGCACAGTTTAGTAATGCAATCGAAAGTCTGGCACACGTGAATATTGATGATGAGATTGGTGCGCACAAAGCGTTGGATGCATTCTACGACCGCAAGAAAACCATCGACGACGCCAACAAATGGATTCGCAATATCCAGCAAGACAACAATAAATTACAAAGATTAACCGAAAAACTGCAAAAAGAAATTGAGGATCTCGAAAGCCATCGGTGTTATGCTTGCGGACAGGATTTGCATGATAATGCTCACGAAGAAATACTAGCGGGCAAACGTGACACATTACAAGAAACAGCACTGCAAATACTTTCTAACCAAACACAAGAGCAAGAACACCTAGATGCTATTGCCGAAGTAGGAACGCTAGGCACAGCCCCAACAGTTTTTTATGATGATCTAGATCAAGCGTACGAACATCAGAACAGTTTAAACACACTGGTGCAGCAATTAGAAAGCAGACAGCAAGAAACAGATCCTTACACTGAACAAATTGAGGATATGAAACAGCAGGCGTTACAAGAAGTAGACTACAATACTATCAACGAGCTTACAAAACTACAAGAGCACCAAGATTTTTTGCTTAAACTGTTAACCAACAAAGACAGTTTTGTTCGTAAACGCATTATTGATCAAAATTTGAGCTACCTAAACGCAAGACTAACACACTACTTGGACCGCATTGGGTTGCCACACACTGTGATTTTTCAAAACGATCTCAGTGTGGAGATTCAAGAACTAGGCAGGGATTTGGATTTTGATAACTTGAGTCGTGGCGAACGTAACAGACTTATTCTGTCAATGAGTTGGGCCTTCCGCGATGTTTGGGAGAGCTTGTACGGTGCTATCAACTTGTTGTTCATTGACGAGCTAGTTGATTCGGGTATGGATACATCAGGTGTTGAAAACGCACTAGGATTATTAAAACAAATGGCCCGAGAAAGACACAAGAGTGTGTGGTTGGTCTCGCACAAAGACGAACTAGCAGGTCGTGTACACAACATATTAAAAGTTATTAAAGAAAACGGATTTACTAACTACAATACCGATGTTGACATTGTTTAATAAGAATTTATTACTCGAGAAAAGTGCGCACTAAGTACATACCCCGAGGAAATATATGAGTTGGACTTATAAAGGCGAAACAGTAGAAGAACTGCCCGCAGACTGCGAAGGTTTTGTTTACCTTATAACTAATCTAACAAACAATCGAAAATATGTTGGCAAAAAACTGGCAAAGTTTAAAACAAGTAAACCGCCTCTCAAGGGCAAAAAGAATCGACGTAGAGGAACGGTAGAAAGCGATTGGCGCGATTACTGGGGCTCAAACGATCATCTGAAAGCAGATGTAAAACTATTAGGCGAAGAAAATTTCTCTAGAGAGATCTTGTACTTTTGCTCCAGTAGAGGCTTGATGAGTTATCTGGAAGCAAAAGAACAGTTCGACAGGCAAGTGTTATTCACAGACGAATACTATAATGGCATCATCAACCTCCGGGTAGGCAGCAGTAAAATTCTCCAAGAAGGCTTAACAAACTTAGGCATCCTCAAAGAAAACAAGTAAACAGCACACAAGGTTAGCGGGCCGGTTATAATTCCGCTGTGGAAAAACTGACGAAAACGTAATCAGACACGAAACACACTGAGTGAAAGCCCATTGGTCGTAGGTTGGTGTAGAACTATTGCTGTGGTTCGAAAACACAAATACTCCTAAAAACCGTACAAGTAGGAACGAGAGTGCGGGTAAAAATATAGTGCATTAGCTATAATGTAGAAATTATTGCTTATTAGCTATATTTTGATGTCGATGTAGGTTGGGAAAGGTCAGAGCCCATGGAGGTGTGTATAAAATAAAATACCTACTTCCAACAAGTCTTGGCCGGTGCTACTCACAGGAAGATTTAGACGGGACTGTAAATAGTTCCGTCTGACCAAATTAATCTACAGGAAGACCTATAACAGTTCTTTATAAAAAAAAATATTGACGAGTGCTAACGAGTCAATAGATGTGCTTGCACATCTTCAAGTGTATATGAATATAACCAATCAAAAATCTTTGAGTATTGATCTCGATAAGTGTTTACGAACTTTTGTGTTTCGGATAATGTTGCTGGCATGTGATCTAAAACTGGTATGTTGCTGTGATGTGTTAGAGCACGATTTTTCCAACTGTTACTATCTAGTGCTATGAATGGAATTCCTGCTCGACAAGCGGCATATAATTCGTGATGTCTTCTGCTGACTATGAAATTGCATTCTG